AAATGGGCGCGGGCTATTGCTGAAAATGCATACACGGCGGCGGCTGATAAGACAAAAAAGGCGCTGGCACGATTTGGGAAAAAGCAGGCCGTCAGACCGAAGCCCGGGACGCCGGGCAATAAGCGCGTTGCGGAGGTTACGGAGAGGGCCCTGCTTCGGGCGATGGGGTCGATCATGGAAACCGTGGAACAATACTGCGCGGCCGTGATTGAAGCCGGGCGGATTATCCGGGAGGCCCCGGCAAAGGAAGTGCAGGAATTCTCCGCTGCCGATATCGGCGACGAGCTCGATGAGCTGGGCCGCCAGGCATTGAGGAAGGAGCTTTCCCGAGGGGCGCTCCAGCGGCAAATCGCGGACCTTATCCGGGACAACATCGTTGACGGGAAATTCATCATCATAAACGATAGAACCTATAACCTCAGCAGATACGCGAAGATGGTTGCGCGGACGGTGATCCGGGATGCCCAGACGACGGCAACGCTCAATCTTTGCGTTCAATACGACAACGATTTGGTTGAAGTTTCAAGCCACGGGACGGATTGCGAAATCTGCATGCCGTATGAAGGCAACATCTACTCGATCAGCGGGACACACGCGACATACGAAAAATTGCCGGACGGCGGGCCGCCCTGGCACCCCAACTGCAAACACTCCCTGTTACCGACCTCCGAGGAAGCGCTGACCGTCCGGGCCAGGTGGGGGCAAGCATGATCTCTTCATATACCGTTGATCGCGTGACCATCGTCCGGTGGAACGGGAATGATCAATGGGGCGAACCGAATGCGAAGACGAATGTTTCGGTTCGCGGTTATGTTGATTGGAGGACGCGGCTCGTCAAGGATATCAGCGGTGAAGACGTTGCCTCCAGCGTGACGGTTTACCTGCAGATGAGACGGACGGATGCTGCGCTGGGGCGGGCGCTCCGGCATGAGGACCGGCTGATTGTTGACGGGATGGAACGGGCCATCATCAACATCAGGGAGCCGAAATCCTTTTCCTGCCCGCATTACGAGGTCTTTCTGGCATAAGGGCGCGAACATGGGATTCACTATTGACATGAAGGATTTTGACCGGGGCTTCAAAAAGCTCGTGGAGAGCGCCGCGCCCGACGATATCCGTAATGGTCTATTTAAAGCCGGGAACGAGCTCCTCCGCGACGCCATCTATGAGCGGCCCTATGCTCCATTCGACGAAGGGCATCTTCGCGGATCGGCCAGGACGGAACCGCCGAAGGAAACGGGCGGTGGGTTTGAAATGACGGTCGGCTTCAACATCGAATATGCGGCCCGCTGGCACGAGCTCTCGCCGGAGGAGGACAAGCGGATCAATTGGACCCTTCCGGGCTCCGGCCGGAAGTATCTTGAATCCAAGATGACGCGGTATGCGAAATACCTTGAAATCATCGGGGAATTCTTAAGGCGGCGGCTTAGGGGCTAGGGCGATGTTCAAAGAAATCTGCACGCTGATTGCCGACCTCACGGGATTTGTCATCGGGGATACGCTCCAGGTCGGCCATCGTCTGCCGAATGCCCCGGAGCGCTGCATTCTCGTTGGTGAATCCGGCGCGGGCGGGATCGAACCGCAGCTCCCCGATTATGCCGATGTCATGATTCAGGTTGTCTCCCGAGCGAAGAATTATTTCGACGCCCGGGATGATGCCTATGTCGTCTATCGCGCCCTTCATGGAACGGCTGGATGGAACATGCCGCGCCTTGAGGGAAGCGGGGACGATTACATCGCCTGGGTGGTTTCGGCCGTTTCGATTCCTCAATATATCGGCCAGACCGAGAACCATCTGTTCGAGTTCTCGACCAATTATATTTTCCGTTGCGCGGAAGCGTCATGCGGGGTCGAATCCGGCTCCGGCAGCGCATAAGCAAATCTATAAAGGCATAGGAGGTACACAATGCCTAGATTACCGATCGGCGACAAGGGACCCTGTGAGGTCGTGTGGAAGTACGGTGAGTCCGGGGAGATCGTGCTCGGTCCGTTTTTGGGTGCGGTTCTTTTCAAAGGCGAAACCGGAACCTCCCCGATCAACGAGTCCCGGTATGGGAACTCCCCGGTGGATGCCGTCTACACGGGGACGGAGGCGACGCTGGAGCTCAGTATGACTCGCAGCACCTATGAGCAGCTCGAAGAAGTGCTGAACTCGGAGGTGCAGGGGACGCCCCCCAACGAGTATCTCCCGCTGATTAACCAGCTCGGGTGTTCGTTGCGGGACATGGCGCATCCGATTGCGATCAAGCCCATCTGCAACAATGTCGTTTCGGAGGATGAGACGGAATGGCTCATCATCTACGAGGCGACGCCGGTCGTCGGCTGGAATCTCAGCTACGACATGGAGACGCAGCGGACGTTCCCGGTGAAATTCCTGGTGTTCCCGTCCGAAGAGTCCGGCAAGGAAGGCTGGTTCGGGACGCTGGGAGCGGAACCTCTCGGAGTATAAGCGAAAGGACGAATCATGAAGACCCTGACAATCGAGACGGCGGCCGGGCTTTACAAGCCGCTGGAACTCTTGATTGACGGCGTGACGTTCCGCGTGAAGACGATGACCCTGGACGCCCTCGAAAGCGTCCAGGGTCTCCAGTCCGAAGCGGCAGCGGGATCGGCGGCCGCCATCAAGAAGATGCTCGGATTAGTGCTGGAGGGGCCGCTGGAGATGGTCGGCAAGCTGACGATCGACAAGATTTTCGATATCGTCGAGTTTGCCGTCAAGGAGACGACCAAGCCTGAAGCCGAATCAAAAAACGCGCCAGGGCCCGGGCTTCCATCATAGCGAACATCGCGGCGGAATTTCCGGGCCTGTTCGTTTATGCGGATTACGTCCGCATGGACCTGCGGGATTTGAGGACATGGGCAAACGAGGCAAGGCGGCGGGTGCTGTTGCGAAGGGAGGAGATGTACGCGGCGGCGCTTCTCCCCAATCAAAAGAAGGCGATGATCGAGAGGATGTTCAATTCTCTTCGGGCGCAATTCTATGAGATCGACCATGAAGAGGAAATCGCGGGTGTTGAAGAACTGGCAAAACGGCGGCTGGCCGAAATGAGGGAGCGCCGGAGAGCGAAAACTAAAAAGAAAAAGGACAAGTTAAAATGAATGCGGGCGGCGGATTCATTGCCGGTTCGATCACCGGGAAACTGTTCCTTGATAAAACGGGATGGGATTCGTCCGTCTCGGGCGTCAAGAAAGACGAAGAGAAACTCGGACAATCGGCGAAAAAAATAAGCGAGAATTTTACCAATATCGGGAAGAAAATGTCCATTGCGGGCGTCGTCGTTGTCGCCGCGCTCGGCGGAATCATCAAGAAAACGGCCGATGCCGGGGATGAGATTGCCAAGCTCTCCAAAAGAACAGGGGTCTCGACCGAGGTGCTGAGCGGATACTCGCTGGCGGCCAAGCTGGCCGACGCTTCGCTGGAGGGCCTGGGGACGGGACTCAAGATGCTGTCCCGCAATATGTATGACGCCTCAAACGGCGTGGGAGAGGCGAAAGAGGCGTTTGACGACCTGGGGATTTCCGTAATCAATTCAGACGGTACGCTCCGCGATTCCAATGATGTCATGCTGGACGTTGCGGAACGGTTTAAGAATATGGACAACGGGGCCCGAAAGACTGCCCTGGCGATGGATATATTCGGCCGGAGCGGGGCAGACTTGATCCCGATGTTGAATTTGGGCCGGGATGGACTCCAGCAGAATTACGAGGAGGCCAAGCGGCTCGGATTGATTTATTCGAAGGAGGCGGCCGAGGGCGCGGAGAGGTTCAACGACTCATTGACGACGCTTAAAGGGGCGCTATCTGGGGCTGGGCGGCAAATAGCCGAGGTCCTCATGCCGATCGTCACGAAGGCCGTTGAAAAGATAACCGACATTGTGGCCAAGGTTACTGAATGGACGAATGCCCATCCCGCATTGACGTCAGCCCTTACAACCGTCGCTGGATCCGTCGGCGGGCTCATGCTTGGGCTCGGGCCGTTGTTGCTTATGTTGCCCAAGGTCGTCCAGGGGTGGCAGACGCTGACCGCTGTTTTGCAAACGTCGACGGCCGCCTTGGCTGCAACGCTGGCCGGCCTTACAGCGCTCGTCGGCGGCGCGGTCATGGTCTA